CTAAACACTAAAGAACGTGTTCTGACAAAATTAGTTACATATTTTTTATTTGTAGCCTCAGACAGCTCTAAATCTGACAAGGTAGTAGTACCTAGGAATGTAGACTCAGCTGTTTGAACAGGATTTATATCATTAGTTGTAGTCAAACCAACCATTTTACTATATGTTGGACTTGGTTCTTCTGGATAACCTAACAACACTCTTCCGGAGCCTGTTGGGGCTATTCTAATGTCGGGATATGTTGCATCAACAGATGTTATTGCAGATACATAATCACCGGCGGTGTTCTGCACAGATTCCATTCTTAAATGAGCAGTTGGAGTAGTTGCAGGTGATATAACAGGACCAACATTGAGTGTTATTTGTGTACCAAAGCTTGTTACACCTGGAATGCTTGTGATTCCCGCACCAAGCGAAGTTGATGTTAGTACAGTAACTCCATCAATTTTATAAGCCTTCCCTGTTGTTAGATCGATGTGTTCGGTTGAAACCCATTTGGTTCCTAATCTATCCCAGGTAAATTTATGGTCACTCGCTCCTCTTAAAATCATGCCGCCGTCGTCAGCATATTCATCGGTGAAAGCAGAGCTATCTCCAATATTGGCTAAAACAATATTTTTATCTTCTACCGTCAACACATTTGTGTTAACTGTAGTAGTGTTGCCTTGAACTGTTAGGTCCCCGTTGATAATTAAGCTGCCGCCTACTGTTGTAATACTATCTAGATAAGTATCATAAAGTTTTATTTCTCTAGTAGAGGATAAAATGTTTATTGCAGATTCGTTAACAACACCTTTTTGTACACCAATAGTTAAATTTTTATTAGATGCGGTATTATAAAGTTTAACATTACCTGCTAATACGTTGAACGCACCCTCAGTACCAGCACCAACTGTCAATCCATCGTTGTTTGTAATAATAACAGGTTCACTGAAGTTATTTGCTGCATCTCGCCTGGCATAATTTATAGCTTCAATATTGTTAAGCTTATCAGAATTAGTTGCTGTTACATTAAATTTAAGTCCGGCTAACGATCCTGCGTTGAACCCAGGAATAATGTCTCCAATAAAACCTGTAATTGGTATCTTTGGTGTGAACGCATCTTTAGAAAATATTCCTAATAATACACCGTTGTCATACAATAATGTTACAACACGACTGGTATTAAGAGAATCTAATATAGTTTCTACTTTGAAACCGCTAAGTGATTGAGCCTGACTATATGCAGGGCCTAATAAAATAAAACCTGTACCATCATAAAAATATAATTGTTTAGTTGTATTATTAAACCATAAATCGCCAGAACCAGGATCCCCAGGTTGGCTATTAGAAATCGTTGCCGAACTCACAGGTACAAATCCGGTGCCCGTATATACTTTTAACTTTAGCTCGGATGAATCAAACCAAATTTGACCTCTAATTGGTCTTTCAGGTCTGTCTGTACCTGCAAAATTTTCTAATAACTTTACAAAATTTTCATTAAGGGCTTCGCCAAATCCGCTATAATTTTTACCTATAAGAGTAATATCAGTGGATAATTGATCGATTTGTCCATCTGCAACCGTAGCAAGTAATGTACCATCTGTTTTATTAATTGAATATGCCATTGCTGTTTCCTATTAGAATGCAGGTGGTCCTGTTCTTATGATATAATTGAGAGTCAAGTAAGGATTCATAATTGAGAAAGGTTGATTCAACGTTGTTGTTGCAGGCACATTAATTTCTCCAGAATTTGGTAGGTAATTAAATCTACCTGCTGCCGTTGGCCCTGCATCTAAGAATGAACCAAAATCTGTAGGTATTCCTGTGTCTAATCTAACAGCGTGATATTGTTCTCCTGCACTACCAACCATCTTGTGGCTATGTTGTGGAAGATTATTTACACTTAATACTGCGGTTGATCCACCGCTGGATTGACCTATGTTTTGAGGTTCTGTACCTGACACTCTACCTGCCACGCCGCCACCAGAATCAACATATGTACCTAAAACATTTGGAACAGTTTCGCCGTTATCCATGTTGTCTCTTCCCAACGCAAACCTACCTCTAAGGTCTGGTAAACGGAATGTATTAACGCCAGTTAAAGCTGTAGCACCATTATATGTTGTACCTATAATATTGTATAACGAACCGTATTTTGATCTTTCAACTTCCGATCCGTCACAAAATAGATATCCATATGGTGCTGTTGATCCTGCATAAGGAAAAATAGTTCCAATTGGTACACCTAAATCTCCAACGAACACATCTCTAGATTGTTTCAAAAGACCACTAGTACTCGATCTAAATACTAATACATAATCGTCAGTCTTAGAAACATTTGGAACTGGTTCTGTCTTACCGCTTATAATTGACGATGACAATTGTGTAGTGAATGTTTTTGTGTATCCGCCGCTTGTACCGTTAAAAGTAACGGGCGCAGTAGATGTTACGTCTCCCGCTATATTGAATGATGTTGTGTTTTGTAAACTAGTAGCTGTAACAGCATTACCACTTATATCGCCGCCTAACACACCTTCAACTGTTTCGGCAATAACTGTTTCAACGTGTAGAGTTTTCCATTTACGAGTTTGACTGCCTAATTCATAGGTACGATTAGCATCAGGTTCAACATTTCTCGTAGTCATAGTGCCTTGCACTTCTAACGTATCACCAATTAATGCATTTTTAGTAACAGCCAATCCTCCAGCAGTTCTAATAGAACCGTTAGCAAGATTAGTAGTCGCTGCGGTATTAGCGACAATTAGTTGACCCGATGTTCTTACATTACCAGCCACATCTAATGCTTCAGTCGGGGCTAGATTCAGTATACCAACCTTGCCATCTATAACACGAAGCACCGTAGCCGGAAGGCCGTCTGTATTTAATTGTAAGTCAATGCTACTTCCTGCAGATCCATTATAAATTTTAGCGGCGGTAGTACTATTAGAAAAACTAAAGGTACTATCGACGCCTATGGTCATGCCAGCATTGTTTCTAATATTAATAGCGTATTCTGTTGTGTTGGTTGTATCGGTGCGCATGAATTTGCCGCTATCGATAGAGACTCCACCAATGTTCAATGCATCAGCCGATGTGGCTGTGCCATATAACTTTGGACCAAATCCGCCAACACCAACTAAACTATTAGTTGTTAAGTTAATACCAGTTTTAATTGCAGAAAAACCAGTAATAGTATTTTTAGGGGTAAAACTGTTTTTGCTTACAATTGCAATTGGAGCATCATCGACATAGAAACTTAAAACTGTTTGTGTGTTATTTTCTGTATCAATAATTGCTTCAACTAATGGACCGCTCTGTGTGCCAGATGAAAAATTTGGTCCTACTAAAATCCAATCGGTTCCGGAAAACACATATAGTTGCTGATTTACTGTATCTACCCACAACTCTCCAACTTTGCTTTCTTCTACGCCCGGTGCGGTAACACTTTTTTGTACGTCGCTAGCTGCTTTCCAATCATTGCCGTCGAATAGCAACAATGTTCTTGAGTCGGTGTCAAACCAAAGCTGCCCTTCAATAGGATTTACGGGTTGATTTGGTCCTGCAAAGTTTTCTAACAAATGTAAAAAATTTTCAGCTACAGTTTGTCCATATCCTGTTACGTTTCTTCCAGGAAAAGTTATGCTTGTGTCAGTATTAGAGGTATTATCATATACCGTAATAGGTACTTTATTTTGACTATCTGTAAAATTAACGATATATGGCATTATTATACCTCAGTAAAACCTGTCAAACTTTGAACTCTAATTGTATAATCTACTTGTAAGAGTCTATTCAAAGATTTCTGCACAGGATGGAAAATTACATGAGTAAGTAACTTTCCTGTTCCTGACTCCGAATATGATCGTAAACCTAATTCATCAAAAACAAAATTACTGTCCATATTTTGACTATTATCAAAAGCTTCTTGACCATCAGGTTCTCCGTAATCTAACAAGCAACTAATGATAATATCGCTATAAGTCGCACCACTAATATGCCTAATTTCCATTTTATTTCTAACTGGATCTAAATTTTCTGAAGCATTTTGATCTACAACTTTAGAAAAAGTTTGATTATACAAACTAGTGTTAACACCAACTGTATTTGGTGTAAGATAGCTGATAAGTCCGGTTGGGTCTACTGTAGTTCCTCCGTTCCCAAAAACCATCTGATAAATCCAGCCCTGTCCCTGATTAGATAGCGAATTTACCATAGCAACGCTCATATTTTCATAATGAATAGCGTTTCTTTTATCAATGAAAACTTCGTTAGTTTGGGGATCAAAAATCTTGATATGTCCCTCTACATGAAACCCTCCGGTTTCGTTAGGACGTTTTTCTAAGTTTTTTGTATCTTTTTCGTCGCTTTTAGTCATATTGGGCTCTTGATGTTTATTCATAGTTATTTATTCTGGCATAATAGTTGTCTTTTGTAAAATAAATTTACTTATAGCTGTGGCATTTTTAGCCAACGTTTTACCCGACGAAGCAGTAGTTGTGCCTCTATCGTACCATGTATTTCCTGTTCTTCTAATCACTGTTATCCTAGTGCCTGCTGGGCAGGTACTTGTCAATCTAATATACGGAGTGGCTCCGTCAACACTAAATTCTGCTTCAATTTCAATATCACCAATCGTGCTGTAAGCACCTAAGCTTTCATCCCATACAGAAACTGGATTTTTTCTTAATCTTACACCGCCAACAAAGACTTCTATTTGATCGCAGGGGCCGTATTCAGCAGGAATTGTGTCTCTATACCATTGGTCCCTTGTTCCTATGTTAGGTGTAAAATCTAAAGGACCTATTAACGTTGTAGAACCGTCACTAATAAAGTCTAATCTATGTTGAGTTTCGTTATAAGGAATAGTTTCTGTTGGTCCGGTATCTGAAACA